TTTGATAAATAAGAAAGAAAAAAGTGCCCACGGAGCGGCAACTCCATTAGGCACACAGTTAAATAGACAAGAACAGTATAACACAGATCGAGAAAAAATAGAACCAATAAAACTAGCACAGGAGATTTTTACGTTATGCATGAAGATCCAAGAAGGAGAAGACGGGAAGGTTGAACATCGAAGGAAACACAGATGTTCAGGACCTACAGTATTTGTGGATTTTTATGGGCATGTTGCACAGTTAGATGTTGAGATTTCCCCGGATGGATGGTCAGAAGAAGAGGGCAGAAAAGAGAAATTCAGTTTTTATTTAGGAGACTATTGGGGTCATCAACAAAAAGAACGAGCAATCAAGTGCAAAGAGAGATTGACTGAACTATTAGAAGAAAGAAGAGGAAACGGCGATGAAGAATGAAACAAGACGGAAAGTAAGAGAAAAAATGCTAGAAAGTTGTTTATTAAAAAAGGCAGGTCTTGTAGACACAGCAGCAGACAAAATAGAAGAAGTTGTTGATGTCATTTTGTTTGAAATCGGAGGTTGTGTAAATCCGGTTCCTGCGGCTGCAAATGACATTACCGTTGCTGTTCTCAAATTTATTGCAGAAATTTTGGAAAAGGGTTTGGATGACGGTCAAAAGACTAATGTTCAAATGATTCAAGTGGCTTTAAAAGTAAAATATGGATTATCAAAAGTGGTAACAACTAAAGAAGGAGATAAATAAAATGGCAACATTATACGAACTGACAGCAGAATATAAAGAATTGCTTGACATGGCAGAAGAACAGAATCTGACACAGGCAGATATCAAAGATACTCTGGAAGGAATGGACTACGAATTTGAAGACAAAGCAGATGGGTATGCAAAAGTTCTTCGTTCCCTGGATGGTAAAGAAGAAGCAATCAGCAGCGAAATCAAACGACTGACAGAGATGAAAAGAGTTGTAGTAAACAACAAAAAAGCGATCAAACAGAATCTTGAAAATGCCATGATCGAGACAGGAAAAACCAAATTTAAAACAACACTGTTCAGTTTTGGAATCCAGAAAAATCCGGCAAGTGTAAGGATCAAAGATGAATCACTGGTACCAGAAGAGTACAGAATCAAACAACCAGATAAAATTGATAAAAAAGGACTGATCAAGGCACTGAAAGAAGGAGCAGTTTTTACCGAAAACATTGAATTGGTTCAGACAGAAAGTCTAAGAATCAGATAGGAGCAGCACATGAAATTCAGAGATTTAAACAAGGATGAAATCGAATGCAGGGTTGCAACTGTTAATGAAAAAGGATGCTCTCTGCTGCTATATAAAGATGCAAGGTGCGACATGAACATCCTGGATGAAACACTGGGAGTTACAGGATGGAGAAGATCACACGAAATAATCGGCGGGAATCTCTTCTGTACAGTTGAAGTTTATGATGATCAAAAGAAGGAATGGATATACAAACAAGATGTGGGTGTTGAGTCCTATACGGAGAAAGAAAAAGGACAAGCATCGGACAGTTTTAAACGTGCATGTTTTAACCTAGGAATCGGAAGAGAATTATATACAGCACCGTTTATCTGGATTCCAAAAGAGTGTGTAGAAATTGTCAAAGGAAGAAATGGAAAACTAACTACATACGATAAGTTCTATGTAGAACAGATCATCATTGAAAACAAAAAGATTGTGGCTTTGTCGATCAAAAATAAAAAGACAAAGAATAGAGTATTCCTTTACGATATCAGACCGCCAAAGGAAGAAGAGACTAAGTAATCAATGTATGAATTAGCAAAGATAACAGGAATCAGATCAGATATCGAAGGAACAGAGATGAAAGTCTTTGTTCCGGAGAAAAATCTGTTTAATACGATTCTGGATAAGCGAATCAATGATGTGGAGCTTCGGTTGGATGATGGTAGAACAATAACAAATGCACAGAGGAAAAAGGCATACGCAACGATCAGAGACATCGCAGACTATACTGGTTATCTTCCTGAACAGATGAAAGAGATCATGAAGTATGAATATATCATACGGACAGGAAACGAATATTTCTCTTTAGGGACATGCACAGTTGATACAGCAAGAGAGTTTATCTCAATGTTGTTGGAGTTCTGCTTAGAGCAGGGAATCCCATTATCCGATTTGGCGATCAACCGAGTAGATGATATTGGAAGGTATCTGTATTATTGCATCAAGAATCGTGTATGTGCGATCTGTGGCCGCAAAGGAGAAATACATCACGTTGACAAGATTGGCATGGGAAATGATCGCAGGGCCGTAGACGACAGCGATTACAGAAAGATATGCCTATGCAGAACGCATCATACAGAAGATCATACGATCGGAGAGAAAGCTTTCCAGAAGAAGTATAAGGTTTATGGAATCATAGTAAAGGAGCAGGAGGATGGCTTGGAAGAATTACAACAGACCCAACAAGTACAACAATCACAAAACGATAGTTGATGGGATTAAGTTTGACAGCATCAGAGAAGCAGAAAGATATCAAGAATTAAAGCTGTTAGAAGAAGCAGGAGAGATCTCACATCTGGAACTACAGCCGGTCGTGGTCCTTCAGGATAAATTTATTTATCAGGGCAAGACGATCAGAGCAATCACATACAGAGGGGATTTTGCTTACTTTGATCGTAGAGTAAACAGGGGTGTGATTGAAGATGTGAAAGGCGTGGAAACAGATGTTTTCAAGATCAAGAAAAAGATGTTCCAAAAGAAATATGGAGATCTGTACGATTTACGAATAACGAGGTGATCACATGAAGCAAAAGAGCAGCTTCCTGATCTACCATGAATATCGGGAACCACTAAAATTACTGACAGATGAGCAGAGAGGTCGGTTATTGATGGCATTGATTGATTACTCTGAATCAGGAGTTGTTCCAGAACTTGATGGAATATCCATGATGGCATTTTCGTTTATACAAAGCCAGATGGATCGTGATTCAAAGAAGTATGAAAATCGATGCAGTTCTAATCGGGAAAATGGGAAAAAGGGTGGAAGACCTAAAAAGGAAAATGACTCAGAAGAAAACCCAAAAAACCCATTGGGTTTTGAAGAAACCGAAAAAAAAACTAAAAACCCAAAAAAGCCGATAAAGATAAAGAATAAAGATAAAGAGAAAGATATAAATAAAAATACTATGTGCAAATCTGAAGCAGATGCACTGTTTGAGAGAGTTTGGAAATTATACCCTCAGAAACGTGGGAAGGGGAAAGTCTCAGATGCCAATAAGAGGCGTTTACTTGATATCGGATTCGACGAATTAAGTCGTGCCATTGACCGATACAAGGCGGACTTGGCGTTAGATGACTGGAGAAAGCCTCAAAATGGCAGCACGTTTTTTAACTCTGGATACATAGATTACCTGGATGTCAATTACGAAAGACCTGAAAGAATGCAGAGCGAAAAAGCTCCAGGAAAATTGGATTGTCAAAGGGACTATGATTTTGACTCTTTAGAACAGCAGTTGTTTGAGAAGCAGTTTGGAGGATAGACGAGATGGAGCAGATGAACTTCTTCGGATGCGAGGCTGCACTCCGGAGCAGAGTAATAACAAAGCAGACTCAAAGAGAAAGTCACGAGAAGGTGGATAAGCAGGTAATCCGTAACAATATCCTGAATGAATTATCTTACGGTAACATGACTGCAAGAGAGATCGCTGTGGTAATGCACAGGCACGGACTGGTGGCAGAACCAACACGGCAGCAGGTACAGCCAAGGTTAACAGAGCTGACCCAGGAAGGACTTGTTGAAGTGATCGGCAAGCGATATGACAGCCGGACAGATCGGCATGTGGCACTGTATCACAAAGTTGAGTAAGTAAATAAAGGCATCCGGTTGATCTCTGTCCGTAGCAACCAACAACCAAGATTGTTGTAAAAAAGTCGTAGTAATAGTCGTGGTAGTTGTGGTTTTTGGGATGATCTTAAGCGACAGGGCGTAAAAAGATGATCACATATGCGGACAGAGATCAGCCGGATGGACTGAATTATATACCACAGTAACTATTAACCGCATAAGAAACAGCCAGTATAAGCCATGAGCCTGCTGCCTAAGGCAGTGGGCAGAAGGGAGAACTGATGGTAAATTACAGCAAAGGATTTAAACGCCGTGTTGTACAGTTATGGATCCAACATGGTATGTCCACAAATGAGATCAGCAGAACATCCGGTATCGATCACAAAACGTTGATGAAGTGGTACAAGCGTTTCTACCCTGAGATAACAGGGGGGGCAAACGAGACAAAGTGCAAGGATTTAAGATGGCACTATATAGGCAATTGTGCCGGATATCATAAGTAAAGGAGTACGATCAGACAGTTTGGTTCTTTACCTGAGGGATTCTTCAAGTAACTGTTAACCAAGCAATCAATACCAAACATATTTTTTCAGGTTCTTTTAAATGTAATTTCTCAAATATTAGATTTAGTTTTTTACAATTTTCCAAATCAAAAAACGAAGAATCACAAGACTTTATAAGATCGGGCAAAAGATAACAGATCAGCGATCAGAGATAAAGGCGTTGTATCAGGTAAAGAACCAAGCTGTCTGAGAAAACGATATGAGATATAAAGAAAATTTCAAGAAAGGAATGGTCCGGCTGATCATCTCAACAGGGATAAGCTACAAGAAGCTGTCAGAGCTTACAACGATCAGCCAGCCAACATTGAAAAAATGGGATGATGAATACCGGCAGGAGTGCCTGGATGAGAAGAAGAGAGAAACTGAGAGACTAAAGAAGCAGGAAGAAGAGAGCATGAGATGCACGGCGTGGCACCAGTATGGATCCGGTGCAGGTCGGTTTGAGTAGAAGGAGATAAAAATGACAGAGCAAAAAGAACAAGAGATCGTAGATAGAGTTGAAAAGAGAGTTTTAGAAAAACTCGAAAAGAGTGTATGTAAAGAAGATACACAGAAAGTATTACAAGAACCAAGAAATAAATGGTTTAAAGATGCAAATGGATCCGGAACAGATTCGTTAATGGCAAATGCATTAGGAAATTCATTCATAGCATGGAGTGCATGGGAGCAGATTCGGCGATTAACATGTGTTGCTTGCGGAAAGAAATATGTAAGGCAGCTTACAGAAGACGATCATGCAGAAGAGGTATGTGAGCAGATTTGCCAGACAATTTATGATATTGCAATGATGAGAAAGAAGGATGATCAGAATGGGGAAGATTGACAAGGAGCAAAAAGCCAGAATGGATGGAATGGCATACGCACTTAAGATAGCAAAAGAAAAAGGTATTGATGGGTTGGAGAATGAAATAAAAGCAAGAGGTATTCTTGGAGTGAATTTAACAGTTGATAGTAAGACGTTAAGAGAATCCTATGAAAGTATGTGTACTACACTTTTCCAGAATATGAAAACAGTATTTCTGCAGGTCTTGATCAAAGAACTTGGATTTGGAGAAAAACGACTCAAAAAAATAAATAAGGCATATGAAGAAAAAACAATGGAGCTGTTTGAATTTGATCCATACGGAGAACATTTTGTAACCTTTGAAGATATGGCCAGAGAGCTGAAAGAAAAATATCATATTGATGTTGAAGTTGAAACAGTAAAAGAAAATCAAGAGAGCTTCGATGAAAGAAAGGATAGAAGAATTTTACCAAACATCATTAAACTTTTGGAGCATGAAAATCAGAACGAAGCAGCAGACGTATTAAGAGAACATTTACATGAGGCGGTGGCAGTATGGTAAACAAGAAGGAATTTGAAGGTTATATCTGTGAGATCACGGGTAAGCCAATTAAAGAGATGAGATTATGTCCGGATAAGTTTCAAAAATTTATAATACGGAGAAAATGTGACAAAAGTTGTATCTGGTGTGAGAAGGAGACAAAGGCAGATGAGTGATGATTGGAAAGAGCAAAAGAAAAGACAAAAAGCTATCTTCACAGCACAACAGAATCTGCCATATGACGTAAAAGTAAGAAGGGCAGAGTTGAGAGCGAGAGAGTTCATACAAGAACTAGATCGTAGAGGAATGAATGCACATGTAAGTGTAGGTGGTTTGGACAGTATCGTGCTTTTGGCGTTTTTGAGAAGCAGAGGAATCGATGTACCTGCAGTGTCAGTATCATCTCTGGAAGATAAAAGCATTATCAAAGTACATAAGCAGCTTGGAGTAATATCATTGCGACCAGGAAAACCAAAGACAGAAATCTTACAAGAGTTTGGTTTTCCGGTGATCAGCAAGAAGATCGCGGGACGAATCGACACACTGCAGAACCCGACAGACAGAAATAAGACAGTCAGGCATGCAATCATAACCGGAGAGTGCGGAGCGCAGGGACATTTTGCAAAGAATAGTCGGATGAAACTGCCAAGGAAATGGCTGCAGTTGTTCGCAGGATACGAAAACGAGAATGAAGGTGTGAATTATCAGATTGCACCATTCAAGGTAAGTAATAAGTGCTGCCTATACATGAAAGAAAAACCATGTGAGGTTTATGCAAAAGAAAACAATAGTGCGCCATTCTTGGGACTTATGGCAAGTGAAGGTGGACAGAGAGAAGAAGCATTAGTAGAGCATGGATGTAATTACTTTGGAAAATCAGTGATCCGATCAGCACCATTTGCACCATTTTTACGACAGGACCTGTTACAGCTTGCATTAGATCTTGATGTGCAAGTGCCAGAAATCTATGGAGAAATCGCAAGGAAAGCAGATGGAACATTATATACGACAAAAGCACAAAGAACAGGATGTTCGATGTGTGGGTTCGGAGTACACCTGGAGAAAAGACCGCATCGGTTTGATATGTTAAGAGAACGCAACGAAAAGGAATGGGAGTTCTGGATGTATCGATGTTGCACAGATCCAGAAACAGGAGAACGATTCGGATGGGGACGTGTCTTAGATTACATCGGAGTGAGATGGGAAGATAAGTGGGAACCAGAGCCGGAGCAGTTGGAATTTCATTTTTGTTAAAGAAAGTTAAGGAAGTGGAGAAAATGGGAATTAAAAATCTAACAGAAGCAGAAGAAAAAGAGTTTTACAGATTGGTTGAAAAGATGAATGGAAAAGAACCAGAAAAGAAACAGGATGTAAAGGTAAAGAAACCAATATATGGGCAAGAGTATTTTTTTTCCAATAGTCATGGATGGGTTGAATGTGATACGTGGCGAGATAGAGCTGTAGATAACAAAAGATGGGAACTTGGAAACGCCTTTTTGATAAGAGAGAAAGCGTTATTTGATGTAGAAAAAAGAAAAGTAGAAGTTGAGTTGCAGAGATACGCAGAGGAACACAATGGTCCGATACGCAGTGATAGTTTTTACCTTTTATATAACAATAAAGATGATGGAAAACTTGATTATGATGTGTGGAGCGTTTGTAAACCACAGGGAGGGGTGCAGTTTGCATCAAAACAACTTGTATTTGATGCAATCGAAGCAATAGGAAAAGACAGAATCCTTAAGTACATCTTTGGGATAGAAAGTGAGGGAGAGGAATGAATTTAGAAGAAGCTACTAAATATATGAAAAGTAAGGTAAAAGAGAAATATAAGGACGGCATGGTTCAACTAGCGGTTCTGCACGACGAAGAAGCTAATGATTTTTTCAAAAAAGCGGAAAACTATAAACGGCTTGAAATCTGGCTGGAAGAACTGAAAGAGCTAAGAGAATATAAGAGAAAGATGAAAACACAGTTTCTTGATGATATTGAAAATCCATTGGAACCTATTAAATTAAGTAGTGCATTGGAATCAGAAATATTCAAGTATGAGTACAGAGCAGAACATGATCCGCAAAAGATTAGTCCTTTAGATTATACAATCATATATGCATTAAAACATTGTTTGGAAGAACAACTGAAAGAGGTGGAATAGTGGTGCAAATAATAGAGTTGATAGTAATGATTATGTGTTATGGAATGTATTTTTATAACGATATAAAAAAAGATCATTATAACGCTATTAAATTTTTGATACTTGGAGCGATCATGCAAAATTTAACATTACATTTGAAATAAAGGGGTGTTAAGAATATGATTATTGGATTTATAAGTGGATTATTTATCGGAGCAGTTGCAGGAGTGGCA